ACGTTCCATTAGATTTATTTCCAGATCAAATCAAATTAATTGAAGATTACGATGCTTACAATGAAAATGTGGCATTAAAGTATAGACAAGCAGGAGTATCTACAGTTACCGCAGCATGGGCATCAAAAAAAGTTGCATTCGCCAAAAAAACTAAGCCAGAAAAAATTCTAATCATTGCTAATAAATTGGATACTGCCGTGGAGATGGCAAATAAAGTTAGATCATTTACAGAACAATGGCCAGCTTGGGTAGGTATATCATTTTCACAAGAAAAAAATTCACAAAGACATTTCAAACTTAATAATGATTGCGAAGTTAAAGCCGTTGCAACTTCAAAGGATGCCCTTCGTGGATATACCCCAACCATATTAATATTTGATGAAGCCGCATACATTGAAGCAGATAGTGATTTTTGGTCTGCCTGTATGGCCTCACTATCTACGGGTGGTAAAGTTATTGTTGTATCTACACCAAACGGATATGATGCAATCTATTATGAAATTTATGACCAATCATTAAGAGGAATGAATGATTTCAAAATCTCTGAAATGTATTGGTATAAAGACCCAAGATATACAAAAGATTTGTATATGGTTAAAACTCCCGATTTAGTACATTTTTTATTAAATAGAGAAGATTATCCCGAAGACACTATAGTTAATCTACATAATGAAAATCCATATGAAAGAGACCTACAAGTAGTTAAAGACTATATGGACCAAGGATACAAACCATGTTCATCTTGGTTTGAAGGAATGGTTAAAAAATTAAAATTTGATAGAAGAAGAGTAGCCCAAGAGTTGGAATGTAATTTTTTAGGATCAGGTGATAACGTATTTGATTCTGATTTAATGCAGAATATTTCCAAAAATCAAGTAAGAGAACCACAAGCCAAAATGATGGGAGGAAATCTTTGGATATTTAAAGAACCTGAAAATGGACATAAATATGTTATGGGTGTGGATGTCTCCAGAGGGGATTCTGAAGACTTTAGTTGTATTCAGATAATTGACTTTGATACAAGAGAACAAGTCCTTGAATATGTCGGAAAAATACCTCCAGACGTGTCTGCAGAGATTGCATATAAGTGGGGAACAATGTATAACGCTTATTGTGTTGTAGATATAACTGGTGGAATGGGAGTTGCAACTGCAAGAAAAATGCAAGAATTGCAATATGGTGGAGGAATGTATGTAGATAATATTGACACGAGTAATAAATGGAAGTATGATCCAAAATTAAATGAAAAAATTCCTGGTATAAATTTTAATAATAAAAGGGTTCAAATTATTGCTTCCCTTGAAGAGGCAGTTAGACATGAATTTAAAGTTTATTCACATAGATTATATAATGAAATGAATACTTTCATTTATGTAAATGGAAGACCTGACCATCAAAAAGGTCATCATGATGACTGTATTATGGCAATATCTATGGCAATTTATGTTGCGGAAAAATCTTTCCAATCTCTTACAAAAGTTGTTAATCATACCAAGGCTATGCTAAATTCTTGGTCTACAGTGGTTAATGAAAATAAAAATTCTTCAGAATTTTTTAATCCAATGGTTCCACAAATGGGACGAGATAGTAGACAATATAATTCTGGTCCTACAAAAAAAGACTACGAAACATATGGATGGTTATTTGGGGTTAAATAACTATTTATATTATTAAAGTATCAACTTAAAATTACACTATGAGCGATCAAAATCTAACCGTTTGGCAACGTTTGTCCAAAACTTTTGGCCCAAATTCTTTGTTGAATCAAGATTATCCTACTTTTAAGTTTGATAAAAAAGAACTATTGCGTACACCTAATCGTGATGAATACGAAAAGGAAAAATTACAAGCACAACAAACTTTCTATTTATCGTCCCAATGGGCCAAGGTTGAGAATAATATGTATTCTCAAGCAATGTATTATGAGCCAACAAGGCTTTCTGCACAATATGATTATGAATCAATGGAATATACTCCTGAGATTTCAGCTGCGTTAGATATCTATGCTGAAGAATCAACAACAACAAATGAAGATGGATTTATTTTACAAATTTATTCTGAATCAAAACGTATCAAATCTGTATTAGCCGATTTATTTAATAACTCTTTGGATATCAATACTAACTTACCAATGTGGACAAGAAACACTTGTAAGTATGGTGATAACTTTGTTTACTTAAAGCTTGATCCTGAAAAAGGTATTGTTGGAGTTCAACAACTTCCGACAATTGAAATTGAAAGACATGAAGCCGGAGCAAGTGCGAAGATTACAGTTAATATTGAAAAACCTGAAAAACCAAAAGCATTAGAATTTACTTGGAAAAATAAAAACATGACTTTCCAATCATGGGAAATTGCCCACTTTAGATTATTGGGTGATGATAGAAAACTTCCTTATGGTACTTCTATGTTGGAAAAAGCAAGGAGAATTTGGAAACAATTATTATTGTCTGAAGATGCGATGTTAATTTATCGTACATCGAGAGCTCCCGAAAGAAGAATGTTTAAAGTATTTGTGGGAAATATGAATGATGATGATGTTGAAGCATATGTTCAACGTGTTGCCAACAAATTCAAAAGAGAACAAATTGTTGACCAAAAAACAGGTAATGTGGATATGAGGTTTAACCAAATGGCTGTTGACCAAGATTATTTTATTCCTGTAAGAGACCCATCAGCGCCAGATCCAATTACAACACTACCAGGTGCAACTAACTTATCTGAGATTGCCGATATTGAATATATTCAAAAGAAATTATTGACAGCTCTTCGTGTTCCAAAAGCATTCTTAGGATTTGAAGAAGTTGTTGGTGATGGTAAAAATTTATCTTTACAAGATATTAGATTTGCCCGTACAATTAATAGAATTCAAAAAAGTATGTTGCAAGAATTAAATAAAATTGCAATTGTACATTTATTTTTATTGGGATTTGAAGATGAGCTTTCAAATTTTACATTAGGACTTAGCAATCCATCTACACAAGCTGATTTATTAAAAATTGATGTATGGAAAGAAAAAGTTTTACTTTATAAAGATCTTGTTGCTGATCCTGGAAATGGTATTCAAGCCACTTCATCAACATGGGCCAAAAAACATATTTTTGCATGGTCTGATGAAGAAATTAGATTGGATTTACAACAACAAAGAATTGAAAGAGCTGTAGGAGAAGAACTCAAAGCAACTCCAACAGTTATTACTAAAACAGGAATATTTGATAACATAGACAAATTATATGGTTCATCTACAGGAGGAACTGCATCAGCAACTTCTTCAGCAACTGAGCCACCACCAAGTGGAGATATGGGAGGAGGTGATTTAGGAGCAGCTCCGCCACCACCAGAAGGAGGAACTGAAGCACCTCCAGCTGAAGCTGCGGTAACACCAGAATCAAGAATGGATAGTCTCAATATTTTAGTTGAAAATAACTTAATTGAGGGTACATTATTCTTAGATTTAGGTCAAGGGCAAGATTCTTTAGGAGAAATTTCAAAAGAATTGGATAAGTTATTAAATTCATAATATTTATATGAAAACTATCACTAATGACTTTCGGACATGTAAAATCCATAATTGAAACAAGTTTAATTGAATCCTACAAGAATGAGTCGGATTTTAAAAAATCTTTAAAAGAATTCAAACATAATGTATTGAGTAATAAAACTATGTCAAAGGTCTACTCATTATATGACCAGTTAACTACTCCTCAGGGGTTATCTGAATCTGATGCTAAAGATTTCTTAGATGAGGGTATTAACATCATACAAAAATTATTAAAAGATATTAAATTACCAAAAACAATATCAGAATCAAAAAATGAATATTCTGACATTGATACATTAGTTTATATAAATAAAATTAATTTATTGGAGAGAGTAAGATCAAAGAAAAAAATTATTAATATTTTAACTTCAGAAAAAAAGACGTTAAAAGAAACAATTAATATTCCAATTAAATCAATGGTTAGTATTGCTAATCAAACTCTTAGAGGTTATATTGAAAATTTAAGTGAGAATGATAAAAAAGAATTTTTACAATTAATTTCTGAAGATACTGAAACTTTAGAAACTAAATTTGAAACACTTAGAGAAAGTACTATAGTTAAATTAAATTCTATTTTAGAAAAAGAAGAAGAATTTGAAATGAAAACGAAAATTTCTGAAACAATTGAAAGAATTAAAAATGAAAAATTTGACCAATTAAATTTCTTAAAATTAAAAAATTTAGAAAGTTCTATTTAATTTTTTTTTCTCTGAATATATATTGCCTTTAAAAGTTCGGTTCTTCTTAGAACCGATTTCTTTTTAAACTCCTTTCTATTAAACAAAATTTGATTCTGTTTTGTTTTAATTATTTTAGACTTTAATGTTTTGAGAGACTTCTCAATATTTTCATTATTTTTTATTTCAACAATTATCATATATTAAAAATATCTTATTTTTTATAAAAATTTTGACTATGGGGATTATATGTGTTATTTTTTTAACAAATAAACGTATAATAATATGAAAATTAATGAAAAAAGGCAAAAGTGTAAAGATGAATCTGT